GGCGCGCCGGTGGACCAGACAACTTCAACGTTGCGTTCTTCAACGTTGACCGTCTGCGGCTTCAAGCTGGCACGCCGGGTCAGAAGGGAAACGTTGTCGTTCCCGACGTGTGAGTGCGTCCATCCCGAGGTTGTCTCGATGTCAGCCATTGGTGGCCTCCTTCTGCTGCGGCGCCGCCGTCTGCCCGAACGCGAGCCCCAGCCCCTCCGCGCGCTCGCGGTCGGCCGCGATCTCGGCATCCACCTGCTCGGCGTCGTAGCCGCGCTCGGAGATCGCCTGAGACCGGCTCTTGAGCCCCGCGCCGATCGCCATGATCTCGGCCTGCACGTCCTTCATCGGATCGACGTAATCGAACTTCGGCGGCAGCCATTCGCAGCCGAGGTATGCGTCCGGGTTCCGGTCGAAGTCCCGCGCGGGCAAGTCACCGGTCAGCACCGCCAGCCGCACGAACCGCTCCCAGACCGGGCGGCAGAACAGGTGCACCACCACGTTGTGCTGCAGCTGCTCGACGCGGCGACGGAACTCGATGAGCCCGGCGCGGATCGAGGAATAGGTGACGCCCTCCAGATCGCCCGAGACCAGCTCGTAGGGCAGGCCCAGCCCGGCCGCGACGGCGCGGAGGTGGTTCTTGACGAAGGGCGCATAGGCGTCGTGCTCGGTCGGGTTCGAGAACCGGATGTCGGTGCCGGGCGGCAGCGGGATCAGGCTGCCTGGTTCCATGCCCACGGTCAGCGCGCCGCCGGTATTGGTGCCCGACAGCCCGCCCGCCGTTCCATCGGGATCGGTGATGAAGCCGGTGAACAGCGCCGCGACCTTGGCCTTCACCAGTGCTGCATCCTCGAACTGGTCGAGCTCGTGCAGCCGCAGCAGCACCGGCGCGAGCCAGGTGATCCCGCGTAGCTGGCCCGCGGCGAGCGGCTTGAACAGGTGCAGACAATCGGCGGCGGGGACGCGGAGCGGATCCATGCGGAGCGACCCCAGCGGATCGCCCGGGCGGGAGGACAAGACCCGATAGGCGACCCGGCGACCGGCGGCATCGAACTCGATGCCCGCCCGGATCCGCGCCCCGCCGCCGATCTCGCGGTGCAGGTCCATCGGAACCTGCTCGCGATCCAGAAGCTCAAGGTGAAGGGGGATGCTGGCGGCGTCGCTGGTGACGCGCAGCCGGGCGAAGCTCTCGCCGCTCTCGACCATCGCGCGGACGGCCATGGCCTGCAGCCCATAGAAATCCGCCAGCCCGTCCGGGGCGGCATGATCGGTCCAGCGCAGCCACAGCGCCTGCAGCCGCTCGCGCACCGCCCGGTCGGGATGGGTGGATTGCGGCTTGATCCCGGCGCCGACGACATTGCCGACCAGGCTGTCCACCGCCGCCGCGACCCACGGGTTGTTGCGCGCATACCACCCGGCCCGCCGCGCCGCCGTGGTCGCGCCCGCCAGGATCGCCGCGTTCAGTCCGTCGACCGTCCGCGCCCCCTCCCAACGCCGCCCGCCACCCGCAGCGTCGAAGCCGCGAGCGCGCGCGAGGCCGAGAAGGCGATGGAGGAAGGTCCGCATGGGCGACAGAATCGCTCGAAACGGACCCTCAAGCTATTGGGAATGTTTGGGAGTCGAGGAAACGCGGGGCGTAGCTGCTGGTGCCGTTGAGTGACGAGGCCGCCTACGGTTGGAGCGATGTGTCGTGGCATGCCAAGTTCGGATGCGCTATGAACTGGAAACGATGAGCAGAATAAGCAACGAGGGCTGCGATGGCGGAAAAGCAACGCGCACCACGAAACCGGACCATTACACTTTCTGAAAGTGATCGTGTGGCACTTCGGCATGACGTAGTTTCCGAAGATAAGTTTGATCCACATTTGCTTGATGTTACCTGCATTGGCGACTGTCTTCGGATTGCCCCACGCTTGCCGCCTGCATCTGTGGATTTGTTAGTTCTGGATCCTCCGTATAACTTGAACAAGGAATTTGGCGGTAATCGCTTCCGCAAGAGAGCAGTCGATGAATACACAGACTGGCTCTCTGCGGTACTTGACGCCTTTATCCCGTGCCTTCGTGAAACAGCAAGTATTTACATTTGCGGAGATTGGCACACTTCAACCTCTATATTCGCCGCGGCATCCGAAAGGTTCATTGTAAGAAACCGAATTACGTGGGAGCGCGAAAAAGGACGTGGTGCCAAAGCAAACTGGAAAAATAGCAGTGAGGATATCTGGTTCTGCACTAAGGGCGAAGCCTACACGTTCAATGTTGAAAGCGTAAAGCTTCGCAGGAAGGTAATTGCCCCATATCGCGATGCCAGTGGGAGGCCAAAGGATTGGAATGAAAGTGCAGATGGCAACTTTCGCGATACCCATCCGTCAAATATTTGGACTGATATCACGATACCGTTTTGGTCAATGCCAGAAAATACGGATCATCCAACGCAAAAGAGCGAGAAATTGCTGGCGAAACTCATTATGGCCAGCTCAGACATTGGGGATGTAGTGTTGGACCCCTTCCTGGGCAGTGGAACGACGTCAGTTGTTGCGAAAAAGCTCGGGCGAAGATTTATTGGAATTGAGACTGTGGAAGAGTACGCACTGCTTGCAGCTTGGCGACTCAAGCAAGCGTCAGTGGATAGCGCCATCCAAGGTTATTCTGATTGCGTTTTCTGGGAGCGGAATACTCTCAATTATATGAATGGGGGTAGCGGGCGCCAGAAAGAAGCTTCTTCCAATAGTTCAAAGAAAGAAGATCAAGAGTCACTATTCTAGAGGTCAACTAGCATGGTCAGAAATTTTCGGCTCTCAGCAAGGTCAATCGTTGGATGATAGTCCTTGGCGCTTGCGCGTCCAAAGCGGCCAGATAGCTGGGTTACGCCGCGTGAAGTGCGCCCTGCCCAATGATGCTGCACGCCAGTTGCCTCCAGCAGTGCGGATTCGAAAATCGGTAGTAGCCGAGACGATACTGTCTGCTCGCCTAGGCTCACGCCAATCATCAGCAATGCGAATACGGAGCCTGGCTCCGAAAGAAAAGAAAGCATCTTGTCAACATTGTAAGCCTTGGGAGCAGAGGCCTTGTCCATGAGCTTGGTCTTGATGTCTATTACAAGGCGTCCCCCACCGCCTATCGCGTATTCTAGATCGCCAAGTTCGTGAGCATTACTTGCGTCGGTCAAGAGTTGCTCTATCGCATTTCCGCGCAGATTGACATTTTCCACCCGCGCTGCCTCGAGTATTCTGTCCCTGCATGCGTCCACGCGTTCACCGAGTTCTGCTTCGATGGCCTTGAAGCTGGTATCCGACAAAGCGGCAGCTGCTCTGTTTGGGGCATCTAGAAGAATTTCAAGTTTATCTTTACTGGGTTGGTATCTGTGGTCATGCCCAACAATTTCGTTGGTAGCCTCGACCAGTCTTTCCAGGTTCTCTTCCCAAGTGAATGCTGAGTGTTGAGCAAATAGAAGTTCAAAATTCTCTGGTCCATTGGCCGCACCTTCATATTCGATCATAATATCGGTGCCGTTAAAGCTGCCCTTGATGTTGTCAACTCGGAGATGGTGCGAGCTATGGCTGATCTTCTTGAGAAAGGTCGTATTGGAAATGAAAAATCTCACATCACGCTCGCGTACGAGAGCAACTATGAAGGGTAGCGCATCGTGATTTTTCAATGCTGATAAGGATAAGACCGTGTTGGAAAAACCATTTCCCGACGCCTGTGAAAAGCGAATAGAAAATTCGTCGCAAACCCACACACTCCTTGCACGCCTTGGTTGACACCATGCGACGAACGCCGACTGAACGTCAGCCTTGTCCGCGTCTGGGTTGGCGGTCTTGTACTCAGTGATGAATGCGATGGCGTCTTCGAGTGTCATTCAGAGAGGATAGGTGAGACGGGAAGCGGCGTCTACGGAGTGTGAGTGTCCGGTCCTATGCCCTTGCCGGCCTGGGGCGTAGCTGTCCGTGCTAGCTTGACGCCATCCACGCCGACCGGATCACCTTCGCAGCCTCCGCATCCGCCCGCGTCGGCGTGACCGCAACCCCCTCCACCTCCTCGTTCAGCCTGAGCCCCATGCTGATGAGCCCGTGCAGGGCGGCGTGGGCGTAGACGAAGGTGTCGAGGGCCTCGTTGCGCTCGCCGTCGCGCTTGGGCTGCCAGGAGCGGATCGGGCGCCCGCGCTCGAAGCGGGTGACGACGCGCTCGGCGGTGAGCTGGCGGAAGTAGTCGGCGTCGAGGCGGCGCGGGAAGTGGATCGCGCCGGGGCCGGGCTCGGTCAGGCGAAGGCGGGCGTAGACCGCGTCCTTCACCGCGTCCACGCCGACGATGAAGAGCGGGATCTTCCCCTTGTTCGTGCGCGTCGGGCGGCGCGGCCAGACCGGGATGCCGGGCCCGCCGCGGCCTTTGATCGCCCAGATGCGGCGCGCGAGGCGGGTGCGGCAAAACTCGTAGGCCATCTTGGTGTGGTGGCCGCCGGTGTCGATGGTGGCGGCGCGCACCGGCAGGTCGAGCCCGGAGGGGTGCGGGAAGCTCGCCTGCAGGACCATGTCGAGATCGGACCAGAGCCGCGGCCCGGAGGGGTCGCCCCACAGCACGCGGTAGTCGATGACCCACGCCTCCTCGTCGCGGCCCCAGCCGAGGATCTGCACCTCGATCCGGTCGCCCTGCACGTCGACGCCCGCGGTGAGCACGGCGACGGCGGCGGGCAGCGCCTCGCCCCAGTTCTCACGCCGGGCCATGAGCGGATCGGCCGGAACGGTATCGCCCGCCTGGTCCTCCCAGGACTCGCCCAGCTTGGTGTTGACCCAGACCTGCAGGCGCGGCGGATCCTTGCGGACGCGGCCGTGCTCGGCGGCGATCTCGGCCCATGTCTCCCACGGCGAATAGAGAGCGGAGAGGTGGAAGCCCGCCGTGCGGCCGTCGCCCTCGGCGGTCGGACGCCACTCACCTGCGGCCAGCAGACGGGGCTTCTCGTGCTCGTGGTGGATGCCGCCGCAGGCCTCGCAGACCAGATGCGCCTGGTCGCGCCGCCCCTCGGGCCAGCGGATGCGCGCCCATGTGATCGGCGCCACGTCTCCGCAGTGCAGACACGGCACATGGAAATACCGCTGGTCGCTGTCGAGGAACGCCGCCTCGATGCGGGAGTGGCCCTTCAGCGTGGGCGTCGAGACCATGTAGATCTTGCGCCGCCCGCGGAAGGTCGCGGTGCGCTGGATCGCCAGATCGACCGGATCGCCCTCGCCGTCGGCGTCGCCGGGATAACCGTCCACCTCGTCGAGGAAGAGATAGCGCACCGGCGTCGAGCGCAGACCGACGGGTGAGTTGGCGCCGGTCATCACCAGCTGGCCACCGGGGAAGGATTTGCGGAACAGGCTGTTGCCGGCATCGCGCGAGCGGGGCGGCGCAACCAGTTCGCGCAAGCTGGGCGTGGCCTCGATCAGCGGGTCGATGCGCACGGTGGTGTTGCGCCTCACCATGTCGAGGGAGGGCTGGACCATCATGACGATGCCGGGCGCGTTCTGGATGATGTAGCCGAGCCAGTTCAGCCCCGCCTCGGTGCCGCCGGTCTGCGCGCCCTTCATCAGCACGACGCGCTCGTAGGGGCTGGAGGTCGAGAGCGCGTCCATCACGGCGCGCAAGTACGGCGTGCGCGCGGTGCGCCAGCGGCCGGGCTCGGCCGAGGTGGTGGGCAGCACGCGGTGCCGGTCGGCCCATTGCGACACGGTGATCGGCGGCTCGGGCCGGATGCCGCGCCGCCAGGCGTCGTCCGCCTCAACCAGCATCGCGGAGTTCTCCCAGCGGCGTGTCGGCCAGATGCTCCAGATGCTCGCGCATCAGCCGGTCCAGGACGGCGAAGGTCGCTTGGCTGTCCGCGCCGGTCTCGGCGGCGATGAGCGGCGCGGCGCGCTGCACCCAGGCCATGTGGGCGTCGCGCTCGGTCCGCGCCCGGGCAAAGATGGTGGCTTTCGCAGCAGCGGCGTCGATCAGGTGGCCGCGTTCCTTGTCGTAGGCCAGCCGGGCGCGCTGGACCTGCACCAGCATCAGCATGCGCCGCACATCGGCGACCGAGGGCGCGCTGGCGCCGGTGTTCACGGTGCCGCCCTTGCCGCGCCGGGAAGGGTCGAGGTTCCGCTCCATCCAGGCGAGCCCGGTTTCCACGTCGATGCGCCCGTCCGGGCGCACCGGCAGCCCCTCGGCCACCAATTGCGAGATGCGGCCCTTGGTCAGCCCGACGCGGGCGGCGAAGGCGGTCTTGGTCTCGGTCCCGTCGAGTTTAGTCATTTCCGCCCCCTGACGCTGGCGGGCTCATGCGCTGCGCGTCCCCACATACGGATCCGCGCAGGAGGAACCGCCCTGCAGCCCGCGATCCGGCGAGCCCTACCATTCACAACGGTTCTGAAATTCTCGCGGGCTGTGCCGGGCGTCGCCGTCCGTTCACAAGTTGTCTGGTGGGTTTGGTGGAGATCAGGGGTTTGTTTCGGCCCGCTCCTGAGAACTGTCACGTCGTGCGTCGCGGCGTGATGCATGGCGTCACGTGTCGCGACCTCCCACGTCGCTGACACTTCGGGCGACAAACACAGATATCGGCCGGGACAAATCCACCAAAGCCACCAAACCCACCAGACGGATCGGGAATGAGCGTCACGCATCGGCACGGCTCCAGAGAGTTTCAGAACCGTCGTTGACCGGCGCGGCGCCCCGCTCCGCATGCTCCAGCTGCCAGCGCGTGTGCCCTGCCGACACGCCCGCGTTGATCAGGCGCAGCCCGCCCACGATCCGGTTCTGGTGCGACCCGATCCACTTGCCGAGCCGCCTGCCGTTGATCGCGCCGCTTTCGCCCGCGACCCGCAGAAGCGCCTCGCGGAATTCGGGATGCACGAACTCGGCGCGGCCGTAGAGCTGCGGTCGCTGCTCGGTCGCACGCTCGATCACGTCGCGGACGTTGGCGGGCTGCAGGCCGATCACCTCGCGCCAGCCTTCCAGGACCGAGGTCAGTGCCTCGAGCTTCGGGTCGGCGCCGCGCAGCTCCTCCATCGTGTTGCAGGGGTCGGCCTCGCCCAGCCAGATCAGGGCGTCGCGGACCCAGCGCGACCAGTCGGTGAAGGAGCCGAGCGGCGCGCGCTGCTGCGGTCGGCCGGCGATGTGGAAGGCGCGCAGGACGGTCAGACCGGCCGAGACGTAGTCGCCGCGCCGCTCGCTCACCATCGCAAGCGGATCGCGGTCGAAGGCCCGCAGCTCGGGCCGCTCCACCCCGGCGTCGAGCGTGGCGCGCAGGGCGCGGCGGGTCATGTCGCCCTCGAAGGTCAGGTTGTTGCCGGTGGCGAAGAGGGCCGCGTTGCTTGGCACCTCCGCGTTGATGGACGTCCCGAGGATCCGGACCTTGAGGCTCGTCTGCGTCATGGTCTGGCACAGGAGCTCGCCGCCCAGCGGTTCCTCGCAGTTGTCGATGGCGATCAGGATGTCGCCCGCGATCAGCGCCGCGCCCAGCCGCTTCTCCATCTCTTCCTGGGACTTGCCCTGCGCGATCACCGGCGCGGGTCGGCCGGTGGCGATCAGGCTCGCGAGATCCACCAGCATGGACTTGCCGGTGCCCGCCGTCGGCGCGTTGAAGCCATGGAGCGGCGCCGTCGACAACGAGCGGCGCACCAGCGCGGTCAGCACGGCCGAGAGGGCGACGGACCGGTCCGACTCCGCCACGAAGGGAAAAGTGGAGATGAGGTCCTTGAGGTAGGCCAGCGCGCGCAGCGCCATGTCCCGGTCGGGATCGCGCGGCAGCGCCGGAAACCGGACCTCCTGCGGATCGAACAGCAGCCCGGTCTGCACATCGTAGCCCGGCAGGTCGAGGATCGAGCCTTCCGCACGCAGGGTCGGGCAGTTGATCATCCCGGTCAGCACCGGCAGGCGCCACTGGCCCTCGCGGGCGAGAAAGGTCTCCGCGATCCTGTGCGGGCAGTCGGTGCTGAGCCAGTCGCCCTCGCGCTTGTCGAACCGCTTCCAGTTCGCGGCTCGCGTGAAGGCCTCGGCCATGTGGTGCGCCCTGACGTGCACCAGCCGCGGCGCGTCGACCGTGCGCCCGTCCGAGACCGCCACCGGCACCATCGCCGGGCGCACGACGATGCTGCCGCGCTGATAGTAGCCGAGCCCCGCCTGCATCAGCGCGCCTTCGGCCATGTCCACAGTCTGGTGTAGGAAGCCCGCGTACATGCGGATGACCGGGCGACCGTCGTCGTCCACCTCGTCCTGGTCCGCGGCGTCCGGACGGCTGGGCGCGCGCGGCGTCCGCACCCGCTCCGCCCGCGCGGCCCGCCAACCGTTCTGCCGCGCGAGCCAGAACAGCGTGCCTACGGTCACGCTGCGGACACCGGCGAAGCCGTCCCATTTCTCGGCGGTGTAGGCGGGATCGTTCTTCGACGCCTCGGCCGACCAGGTCTCCCACAGGTCGCGGCCCTCGGGACCGAGCGCCGCGTAGAGCGCGAGCCCGACCTTGATCCAGTCGTCGTAGGGCAGCTCGTCGTTGCGGATGTGGGCGACGGCTTCCTCGATCAGCTCGCGCGACGGGGCTTCCTTCTGCTTGAGCCCGGCGGCCTTGCGCCCCTCTCGGTCGATCTCGCGCCGATCGGCGATGGTCTGGCCGCTGACCTTGCGCAGATAATCCTCAGCCGCAGCGATGTAGGCCGCGCAGCGGTCACGGCTGACGACCGGCAGTTCATGCAGCGGCACGTCGAGCGGCGAGCATTCCGGCCAGTGATAGGGCGCCTTCGTGTCGGGGTGGATGCCGAAGGACACGAACTGCTGCCCCGTCGCCAGCACCTCGACCCGCGCCACCGTGCCGTCGAGCATGTGGAATTCGCTGGTCTGCACCTTGTCGAACGGCGCATCGGTGCGGAAGGCGAGCAGGATCTTCGGCGCGCGCCCGATCCGGGAGGCGGGCGACATGCCGAGCATCTCGGTCGCGATGCAGGTCAGCCGGTGGGCATGGTCGCGGTCCAGCACGTCGATATCGACGCCGACCAACTCGCCGCAGAGCAGGCCCGTGTTGGTGCAGTTGCGCTGCGCCTTCGTCCAGCGCGCGATCTCGGCCTCGTCGGCGCTGGCGCAGACCGTCTCCCAGCCCTTCATCATCGGCCGCTTGCCCGCGCCCTTCATCGCGACATGCGCGCCCAGAACCGGGATCGGGCGATAGCCGTTGCGGTGGAGCGCCAGGCGCAGGTCGGTCGGCTCCTCGGGCAGGGCCGGAACCGGCGCCACGGTGGACGCATCCGCCGACGCTTCGGCTCTGGCCATGTCTTCGGTCGTGCGGATCGCTTCCTCCATGGCTCAGTCCTCCATCTCCCAGCCCGCAAAATCGTCCCGCGCGCGCTCCTCCGCGGTGGCGAGGCAGCCGGAGAAGTGCGATTGCCCGCCGTAGACATGCCGGCTCAGACGCCGCGGATCGCGCCGCAGCTGCCGAGTAATCTGCATGTGGCAGTCCATCTCCGTGCGCAGCCGATCCACGGCTGCGATGGTCTCGCGCGCGAGGCGGCTTGTCTCGCTTTCGGGCGGGGCGACGGCCAGGAGATCCATGATCGCCCCTCGGCAGCCGCGCAGCCGCTCGCCCAGCATGACGTGATCCCACGGCGTGAACCGATAGAGCGGGTCCATCATTGCGCGCCCTCCTGGATCTCGATCCAGTTGCGCAGCGTGGATTTCCGCGCGCAGATCACGTTGCCCATCCGGAAGGTGGGCATCCGCACCTTGGCCTCGCCCGCATAGTAGTAGACCTTCCGCCGCGCCTTCGCGTCGCCGAAGACGAAGATCGCGATGGCGTCCGCGCCGCGCAGCAGATCGTCGGCCAGCGTCGGGCAAGCCTCTCCTGTGGCGGGTCCAGCCCGCATTTCCGTTTGCATGTCCTGTCCTCCTAGGTGCGGATCAGCGCGCCGAGCGCGATGATCGTTCTCTGACTGACGGCGAAGCTGACCATCGCGTCGCCGCCCTCGTGAAATCCGGATGCCTCCATCAGCTTGCGGAGCTGCCCCTTCGGCGGGGCGAAGCTCGCGATCAGCACGGTCCTGTCGGGCAACAGCCCGTCGCTGGACCCGGCGAGGGAGACGGATGCGGTGTGGAACCGCCGCTCGACCTCGATCTTCATGAAGGGTAGCGCGATGCCGCCGAGGGCCGCATCCAGCGCGCCGTCTCGAGCCGCTGCGATCAGACCCGCCAGCATCTCGCCAAAGGTTTTCGCCCCGATGAGGCTGTGCATCGCCTCGGGGAGCGGCAGCCACTCGTCCTGTTCGTCCTCCGACGCCGTGTTGCTGCAGTGCACACCCTCGACAGGGAAGGCCCAGAAGGTCTGCACTGCGCGCACCGCATCCTTCACCTGATCGGTGGCCATGATCGCCAGCAGCAAGCGGGCGCAGTCGTCGGGGGTCATGTCCGCCGCGCCC